TAAGTAATATTTTTTGATTTAGTTTTTAATGAATTACCACCAGATGATTGTGTATTTTTATTTTTGCTAATACCAAAATTACCGTATTTAGAATAAATATCTAAACCAACTCCTTGATCATCTATTTTTGTTTTACCACTTTGTGTTGTTTGTTTAATTATGTAAGGAGCGACATCAACTTTTTTTTTACCCATTATTTTACTCCTTGGAAATTCAATCCTTTAATTGCAGCGCCACCACCTCTAACCATCATTCCTTTGTTAGCTTTTTTAGGAACACAGTTGGGAACTTTTCTTCCACCTTTAGATTTCATTCCAACCATTTTGTAATTTTTCCAACAAGGACCACCTCCTGTTTTATAACTAGCTATTTTACTTCTTCCTTTTTTTTCTATTCCTGGCATATTAAATCCTTTGCATATTTTTGTTAGTTGATAGTATATTTTTTTCTGCTCTAGGTCTAGCTATAGAGTCTTTACTTCTTTTACGAAGTTGTGCTGTAGCAGAATCTTTAATTCTTTTATCTTTAATTAATTTTTGTAAATCTCTAACTAAATTCATTTTTTATAACCTAATCCTTTAACTCTATTTCCATATAATTTAGTCCAAGACCAAGAAGATAACTTAGTTGACCAATGATATATAAAAGTAATTACATATTTCATTTTTTACCGCCCTTAAATATTTGTGTTCCCTTAATGCCGTAGATACTCGCCACGACAAGGATCCATAAATTTGTAAACCATTTAGGAAGCTCTGAGAACATCTCGAAGAACAATTTTACCTTGTCCATCGCTCCCGGATCGTCACTTACGACTGCCCAGGCCAAAATTGCTATAGGCAAACTTAAAATTATCAAAACTGCCTCGTCCTTCCAATCTGAATCTCTAGATTGTAGGAGTTTACCTTGGTAAGCTTCCTCTCCTTGAGCCATTTTTCTTGCGTGCATCATTTGCGCATCGGCCATCAGCATCTTTGTCTCTTGACGCTTCTTGAAGATGTGCGTACCTGCTTGGGCCGCTAATTTTATCGCGCTTAACCACATTATAATTCTCCTGTCTTCTTATACACATGAATTCTATCATTTTATCTATGATCAAGAAAGCCCTGTGTCCGTTCTGTCTCCATGCCCAAGTTTGTTTATGATGTTTTTGGCGTTTTTTACAAAAAGTTAGGTTTCCTCCAAACATATCTGAAAATTTCTTTAAGCTGTCGTAGTCCGACATCTCAACTTTACACGCAAATTCTTTTCTTCTGTTTACTCCCTTTGACCAAATGCCAAAACTGCCTTCTCCATCAAAGACCCCAGCTAAAAAAAGTAATTTAGACTCGGTTGGGAGATTTTCGTATGAGTTTTTTGGTGTATTTTTCGACACTTTTAAACTTCTTTTCGGTTAGCCCTTGTGGGTTTGGCCCTCTCTTAGGTGGTGGTCCATAACGAACCCCTCCACTTAATCCTTTTTCATTATTTCTTCTCATTTACGTCTTTTGTATCTTCCTTTTGATCTAACTTTTTCTTGACCAAATTTGTTTGATGTTTTGTAGCTAGCGCTTAAAATAAAATCGTTAGACATATTTTCAATTTCCTTAATATCATCTGCTTCTATTTTTTTTTCTGATTTTTTAAGTTTAGCTTTTAAATAACTAGCTGCGTTTTTATATATTTTTGTACCTAATATATATTTAGACATTATTTCTTGTTCATTTTCTCTCTTGCAACTTGTAATCTGTCATCAGACTGATCATCTTGTTGTTCAAGTCTATCATAATCAAACATAAGTCTATCAGAAGCTCTTTGGTTTTCTTGATCAGCTCTAAATTTAGTCTCTTCAGCTTTTCTTTGAAGATCCATAGCTCTTAAATCAATTTCTTGTTGTTTAATTTTAATTAAAGGGTCTTCTTTTTTCTGGTTTGCCATTTCTGATTGAACTAATTCTTGAGTTATTCTTGCTGCAACTTTTGCAACCTCAGCTTCAAACATAATTTCAAACTGTTGCGGGTCTTCTTTCCCCATTTGTGCCATTTCTGGATTCTGCATAATCATTTCTTTAACTTCTGCCTTAGCTTTAAAAGAAATATGATCTGAAATGTGTGATTGTAGTAATGCATATACTTGTGGATTAATTTGAACCATTCTAGATTGCATGAATGCCATGTGTGCTTGTAAGTGAGCATCGTGATTTTGAAATTCAAATACTGTAAGTAATTTCATTTGAAGTGCACGTGCATTTTCTTTCGCAGGATCCAAAGGTTCTGGTTGTTTCGGTGGTGCTTTTAATATTTGATCTATAGTTTTTGTTCCAAGTGCTTCATAAACACGTCTATACGCTTCGTGTAGGTTGTGCATCTGTGGGTTTGACTGTGCAATTTGTAATTGTGCCTGTGCAAGAGTTACTCTTTGCGCCATAGACATAATATTCGGATCTGCAACAGGTAAAATATCAACTCTCTTATCAAAATCTGCTTGCTTAATATTTCTTGGACCACCATAAACATCATAAGGATATTCTGGAGGTAAAGACTCACCGCAAATTCTTGCTAAAATTTTAAATTCTAATCTCATTGCGTAGTAACAACGTTTGTGAACACCACTCATTACCCGTGATCCTCTTTCCATTAACGCCATTGTAGTCCCAACCGCTCTATTTTGAGTATCGTTACCAACACCACTATCTGTAATAGCAGCAAATTTTTGTCCTGCTTGAACAACAAAACCCATAAGGTTGTATAATGTTGGTGATGGTTCTGTAAAAGGTAAATTAAAGAACTGATCTCTAATATTTCCTCCAGGTGCATCTACATCTCTAAACTCTCCTGGTTGAATAGGCTGATCGTCATCTCTAACTCTAATACCTCTAGCTTTAAATCCTGCTGGTAAATTTTTTAAAGTACCTGCATCAATCAATTGTCTTAGTGCTTGTGTTGCAGCTTGGGACAAACCACCAATCATATGTGTTAAACCAAAACCGTAAAAACCTAGTCCCGGTAAAAATTTATAGTGAACAAAATATTCTGTTCTAGAATAAGTGGGATCATCAGGTTTGTAGTTTCTATAAATAGATAAAACCTCTCCACTACCTTCATCAACAGTTACAATGTAGGGAATTTTAATTTTCTTAGCTTTGTCATCAAAATCTTCAAACTCATCTAAATTTAAATCAACATGCATCTCAAGAATAGTATTTAAATAATCTGATCCAGTACCTTTAACCCCTTCTAATTCATTTAGTTTTTTCTGAATTGAATCTGGTTCTGAACTACTATCAATTAAATCAATATCTCTATAAAAACCTGCAGCCATTTTTTTAGTAACTTCGTTTGAAGTCATTTTAATAACATGNGTAATTCTTTCACAATCTTTTAAATCAGATGCGTAGTAGGGAACTACTAAATCTTCTGCTGGAATAAATTTAGATACAGGTCTNTCTTGNANAGCNTCNAAATAAATNTTTTTAAAGGTAGATCCAGATAAAGGTANNTANAATAACATCTGATCCATGTCAGTTGTGTAGTCTTCCATCTCCTCCATCAGAAGGTAATTCATATAATCTTTAACTCTATCGGCTTGTTGTTCGGTGGCCGGTGTTTGTAGTCCTATGACCTGTGTTCGTACTGGCCCGTCAGAGGGTACTAATTCTTTATAAGCTTGTGCTTGGAACTGTGTGACAGCTTCGGCTAACAATGGATGCGTGACACCGGAAGCTCCTTTAAATGGTTTTGATACTTCTTGGTATCTAGTTCCTAATAAATCTAAACCCTTAATATAAGCATCTTCCCATTCTTTTCTAGAAGTTCTATCTTTTTTATATTCTTCAACTAAATCAGAACCCATCTCTTTAAGAGTTGTTTCATCCATGTCTTCTGCAAGGTTTGCATTAAAATCTTGTTCAGGAGTTTCTTCAATAACCTGTTCTTCACCTTCGATCTCTACATCTACAGGCAACCCATCCGGTTGTTCAACTTCTTCTTCTGCTAATTCCTCTGTTACTTTTTCTACTGCCATGATTAATTGTACCTTATTGGTTTAAACATATCCACCACAAGTCCTCCTTTGGACTTATAAGTTTTTTGTGTATTTCTCATTAGTGGAACCACTTTAATCGCATATGCATCAAAATACAAGCGTGGATCTCCTTCAGGAATATTTTTAGTTCCCTTTTCAGGATTCATACCAGAACTACTATGATAACTACTTTTTATTTCTTTACCTTTCAACGGGTGATCTGATGGATATTTAAAGTTGTCACTACTAACCTTTTTATATGGTTTTGTTGGATCGGATAAAGATATTTTTGTTGGCCCTGCTGTTGATCCATAGAATCTTGCATTCTTACCCATGACATCTGGAAGTACAGCTTTTCCTTTTTTACCAATACCTTTACCATTTGC